AAAAACAATAGTTATTGATGGAGTATCTCAAACAAAAACGGTTAAATTATACACAGTTAACAAGTTAACATATACTGATTCAACTAAAGCTCTTAAAGATACTGAAACTTTAAAAATTAACGATTCTTTAATTGTTAATTCTGGAAATTACAGAACAAGATACCAAATTGTTTCAATAGATAATTCAACTTCACAAGTAGAATTATTATTATTAGAAGGTTCGGAGTCTATTAAGTTAGGCGCAAATCAATTAGGAATTTATAAAGACGTAGACACTAATTTAGACATTGAAATTAAAGTTGGATTCAACGAAAGACAAATCATTTTTGTAAAGCCAATTGATCCAGTTTCTAAAATACCAGCAGAAAACTATTCTCCAGGTATTGCATTCTATTCTAATGAATTAGAAATTACTGATACTGCTGGAACAAAAATGAATCTTGCAGAATATTATAAAAATGAGGTTTCTGACTTTGGTCAATTTATCAAATCGCTTAAGGTAGATTACATTCCACCTGCTGCTATTGGTATAGTACCAAGTGCACCATTAATTGATACAACAAACTTTAAAGTTGTTCAAATAAATAAACACCTTACTGATAATACTACAACCGATAAGATTAAACAATTAAAATCTGACAAGATTGCAACTGAGCAATCTCTTAAGAAATTAGATGAATCTATCAAGCAAAAGAAATCTTTAATCAACACTAAAAAGTTTAGTTCAAGTGCTGGAAAAGATTCACAACAAAATGAATTAAATTCGTTGATTTCTCAAAAAGAATCTGAAGCAAAATTATATTCATCAGTTGTAACTGAAATTAAATCAGCTGCTGAATCATCTGATTTACAAACAGTTGATCCAAAATATAAAGTTAGAGGATTTTGGTCAATACCAGAACCTAAAAGAATAGGGAATCAAGTTTCACAAGAGGTTATTCAATTTAAAATTAGATACCGATATGTTTCTACTACTGGTAAAACAGCGGTAATTGATCAGATTAAATTTAAAGATGCTACTAATCAAGTTGAAAAAACAGCAGCGTTTTCAAATTGGATTGAAGTTTTAGGCCCTGTTAGAAAAAGACAATTAAATGCAGCTGGTAAATACGAATGGATTATTGAAAGTGAAGAAGATGCAAATGCAGTTAATTTTAACTCTTTAGATGTATCTATTAATCCAGGTGAGGTTGTTGAGTTTATGATTAAATCAATTTCAGAAGCTGGTTTTCCAGCAAATCCAGTTGAATCTGAATGGTCTGAAATTTATAAAATAGAATTTCCACAAGGTGAAATAAACACTGACGGTTTAAGTGATGTTATCAAAGCAAACGAAATGGATGCTTTAAAAGTACAAATCCAACAGGACTTAGATGCTGCTGGAGTATTTTCACACGTCGGTCAATCGTTTACTGTTGGAGATACTACGTTTGCACATAGCGCAAACTCAATTGCTTCTGGTTTTTTAACAGATCAACAATCACCAATAACAGTTTATGAAAAACTTTTAGCTTTACAAAATGAAGTTCTTAGTTTACGCGCTGTAATTGAAGGTACTACAGGAGAATTAATGGTAAAAATCATTGATGAAAGTGGTAATGTTACTCCAGTAACAAACAACACGACAGTTGAGTTATTTGCCGGATATTATGTTAATGAAATACCTGCAGTTGGAGGTAAAGGATTCATTGTTACTAAAAACTTTAAAATTGAACTTTCAAATACTAAAGCAACTGACTTAGAATTAATTGCTAGAATTGTAGGAGATACTACAAAACCAGCTCCAGTTTCTACCGATAATACAATATTCGGACTTGGTACTGGTGCAGGATCTATTGATCCTGTATATGGCGGAGATACTTATTATACGACTGAAGCCAAATATGATATGGTTCCTGTTGTTTATCAAAATATTAAAGGCTACACTGATGATTGGTTTACTACAGGTAATCAATCAACTCAAGTTAAAGGACAATTCTTATATTCTAGATTTAGAAATGCGGCAAACGATGATAATCTATACGTGATTACTGAAGGTGTTAATGGAGACATCGACGCTTCATTTAACACAGGTTACGATACATACGAATATGGACTTAAATTTAATTGGGCAACGTTACCTACTATTTCTGCTTCTAAAGTAACTAATTTTACTAACGCAGCAATAACGCCATGGACGTCTTCTGATGGAGAAGAACATTTTATATGGAATGGAAATTTTAATGGAACAACACCTAATAAAGTTTCAGTATCGACAATAACCAATGCCGTATATAGTAATGGAATGTTCATGCACGTTTTACATCCTCTTTTACAAAATGGAGTTGTTACAGCAGAAAGTATCATAAGGAACGGTCAAGTTGGTATGCCAAAAACTGCACCTCTTAGATCTACTGATGCTAATGGTAAAAAGCAGACTCCATTTAGATTAATAAAAACTATAGCATCTCAAAATACTACAGTAACTCCGGCTATTGATATTCCTGGTTTAAGAGAAACTGGTAAAACTTCATTTTCACCAGAAGATCAATATCTATTAGGCGGACATTCATGCGGGTCTTTCTTGTATCTTTCTCCTCTTAGTGTTGATTCTCTAATAGTAAATGCGCCTAATAAAAGCGGTAAAAAGATTATTCCTGGAGGTGCTGCAAACGCGGTTTCTATTGACTTAGTATTCCAATATAGAATGACTGATTTTTATGGAGTTGGCACAACAGGTACCGGAAGAGTTGGTGGTATTTTAGATAATACTTTAACTAATTTAACATATTCAAAAAAGATAGGTATTGATATTTTAGGTCTTGGAAAAACAGATTTCCAATTTGATGTTGAAGTTTACGCAAAGTATACTACACAAGGAAAAAATATTAATAATATTACGAGCGCAATGCTTTCTAATTATTCAACAAACTTTGAATCTTATAGCGGACGAGGCGGTTGGAATGGTAGAAGAAAATACTTAACAGATAATTCAGTTAATTTTTCATATCCTGAGATTAATATGTACTAGCATTCTTTAGATTAGGATATATCTAAAAACTAAGATATATAATCTAAATAAAAAGAGTGTCTATATGGCTATAATTAATACAGATATTGAAAATAATTCAATAGATAACAAATCATTTGCTTTATTGCGAACAAACCCAAAACTAACAAGTAATATTAAGTTACTTGTTAGTTCATTCGGTGATTTATTTTTAAGCGCATTTAAAGCCAACAAGGAACTTTCTAAAATAGAATATCAAAAACGCGAGATCAATCATACTGGAAGGTATTCTTACGATGTTGCATCATTTTATAGAGGGCTTCCTTTAACAGACAGATACCAGACCCTTAGACTATACCCAGATACTACAGTTTATTCAGATTATGAGTTTCAATATGAAGATCAATATATTGCAGGAGCTATTCAAAATTCAACAAAGCTATATGATGAGCAATATAAGATATTTGCACCAATATGGCTCGAAAAGAAAGTTCCTTCAAAGTTTGTAGTTTATAGAGTTGAAAATACGGATTATAACAGAGATTATACTGATGATAACCAGGGTCAGACTGGTAGAATTTTAGAGCTTCTTAAAAATGCTACTATAATTAAAACATTTGACCTTAGTAAATCTTCTAAGTTAGGTGAATACTTAAATAATCACGTAAATGACAAATATTTTCCAGAATCTCCTTTAAGTATTAATTTTAAAGAGGGTTCTCAATCTACGTTTAATGGAATTGATATAGTTAATGGAGGTTTTACTTCTAAGGCTGAACAATTAGACAAATACTATACACAGGTTGATTACCCTGAGATTTTTAGCAATGACACAATAACCAATGGATTTGAAAGAAATGGTATTGTTTCTGCTAATTTAATAAATTTAGAATTTTTATTTGACGATGCGACCGCAACTGATTATAAAATATACAGATATTTTGGTTTATATGTTGATGCAGTGGAAGAGGGTTCATTTGTTTCAGATGGTGTAAATTCTAGTGGGGTTATTAGCATAAAACCTAATAGCTACAAAAGTTTTTATAATTTGCAACAAACTGGATTGTCTGCCAATGACATGATTCCTTTAAATAGTGAATTTGAAATACCATCTCTTAGGTATATTAAAGACAAAAATGGAGAATTGTACAACTTAATAGGCGCTACAAATAATCCATATTATAAATTAGTAATAAATTTAGATGCTGGAAAAATAAATGAGTTTGAAGGATATGCGAAGACGGGTAAAATAATAACCTCTTCGGGTATTGCGCCAAATCCAAGAGGATTTGTTAAATTAACAGTGAAAGACGTTCCATCTCAAAATGACAGAATCTTTATTGGAGACAAAACTGAAATTGAAATTTCAAAATATAACTTAGGAGACTACGTTATTTTAGCGTCAAATTCAATTCAACCAGGAAGAGCAATCGGTAACAAATTTTCTAACCGAGGAAGTTTACAGCAGATCGCAATAGCAATTGCTGCTGCTATTAATAATGGAGAAATTGTTTCTTATAAAACTAAGGTTATTGATACTTCAATTATTATTGAAGATTACGCTGCTGGAAATAGAAGAAGACAAAACGCAGTTGGAGTCTATATTCCAAACCTAGTTGATTTTATACAAGTTGATTCAGGAGAATATAACAATATTGGACTAGTAAATTCGATAGTTCCATCAAGCACTAATACTGTTTTTAGCGATTGGAACATATATACAATGATTGGAGGTTCCGAAGAGGGCCAATCTATTCTTGTAAAGTCAAGCGATCTTGGAAATGTTAATATTGGCGAATGGGTAAAACAAAAAGACTCAAACAACTTTATTCAAATTATAGAAATTGAAAAGGATCCTATTGAAAATGATTCTTATAGAATTATACTAAATTCTAAAGTTAAAATTTCAAACGATAATACTTTTGAAATTTATAATAATTATTTAGTTACTCATGGCCGGTTTTCAGCGTACGATATTAAGGACTTTGATTTTGATTTTTATTCAGAAAGAAATTCAGATCTAGGCGATTTAGAATATGATAAAAGTAACACATACAATATTGAAAATCCGTCATATGTTGATGCAATATCGACGCCTAATGTTGCTAAATTTTTGGCAGAATATGTAGATCCTTTTAGATTCTATATTGGATTAAGTCCAGTGCTTGAAGCTGAAAAAATACAAACGGAGACAGAACAGTCTAATATTAAAAATGAATATAATAGGTTAAATGAAAATCAATTAAAAGAAACCGCTCTTATGAGCAGGGTTGTTCCAACAGTTTGTAAATTTAATCTAAAAGACGCATCTAATGCAAGAAACTTACCATACATTTTAAATGTTAATGAAGCTTTTGGTGAAGATAATCTTTCTCCAAATATAGAAATTGATTCTCCTAGAAGGGTCGAGTACATGAATATGGAACACTTTCATATCAATAATATACCACAGGGATTAAGGTATAATAGTGGGGAGGATGGACTTGACTTTAATAATTATGTTGATTTTGCCGATGATGGAGGAATAACAATTAACAAACTAAAAAGCGTTGATTTTGATTATTTTGATAGACATTTTAATTGGAATGGTTACTTTGGAAAAAACGTATCTAGAATAGAGCCTGGTGAGGTGCAAGTATCAAAGTGGTATGACAATAAATATAAAAGACTTTGGACCAAATTTAATATAGGTAATTCTGAAAAGAATTCATCAACTGTTTTTAGAGGACTTAGATATGAATACCTAAAAAGAAAAGAGACATTGAATGAAGTTCCTACTGAATTTATATCTGATTCAAACATCAATGATTATAAATTTGGTGTTGTGTTAACATATAATGTTTCAAGTGCAGAGAATCCTATTATATCAAATTCAATTAAAATAAGTTCTATTAAAAACGACAAGTTTAAATTTATATGTGTTGTTATTGAATTAAATATGATTAATAATGACATAAAATATTTAGACAGATATAAACTGTACACTTTAAAAGATATTCAGTTCGCGCAAATAAATGTTGATACTAAAGTAGATTTTTATATAGATTTCCCAGGTTCTACCTTAGAAAATCTTCCAGGCGCTGGTTTTGATCCAGTAGATCGAAATAAAGAAGCTACTTTAAAATCTTCTCAATTTTCGGTAGTTACTCCAGATTTTACTAAATACATAAAGCAAGATGAGTTTGGAGAATATTCTTGGATTTGGTTTCCTGCATTAGGGGATAATTATGCTGTTAAAGTTGTTAATGTGATTGATAAAGATACAATAAGAGTTTCTGGATGGCCATATCAATTTGATCCGCTGACCGGAATTGCAAATGCTAATTTTAGAATTAATCCAAATCAATTCTCACTAATATCTATACAATCTAATTTTTATTATTGGGAAGGTGGCCGTAATGGATTTAACATTTTATTAAATGAAATAAACGCTTATAATTTTGCTAAAAGATTTAATAAATATGGAGAAATTGACTATGTAACAGTTGGAGTTGACGGTACAATTACAAATAATGATTATGTTTTAGCTATAGAATCAGGTGTTGATGTAATTAAACCATCTCTTGTTAAGTCTGAAACAGATCCTGATAAACCTAAAGCATATCAATTATCTAAAGGAGAAGTTGGTAGTATTATTGTAAATAGAGAAGATGGAGGATATATTACACTGTTACGAAGAATGAACGGAGATTATACTCCTTTATTTAATAATGTTGTAACTTTCTCAGATGTATATTCTCGTAACAAAGTTGTTAACAATTATCCTGCAAAAGAAAAAGCAATTTATAATAAATTTAACGATACTGGAATTTCATTTGATTCATATAAAATAAATAATACCGAATATGGTGTTATTAAAAATTATTTTTATCATAAAGCAAATGACGAAGATTCAAAAAATATATTAAAGCTATCGCAAACTACTGATAAATTGCCGCTATATCCTGCTATTTCTGAAATTGCAATTGATAAAAAAGATGTTAACGTATTTGAGTCAAAATATTCGGTTGATTATTTTACAAAATCACTGGCAGCTGGTAATTCTACTCCCGTATTTGGAACCTTAAGTCCGATTGAAAAGAAATCGTTTTTAGCGTCGACAATAATGAAAGTTAGAGACAGTTATGACATTACAAAATATACAAATGTACAAGAAAATTCAATAGAGTCTTTAGATAAAGTTAGAAGCAATAACTCTAATACTGAAACAATTCATTGGTATGAAGATGATTCACAGATAATTGCTGATTTTTATTTACCAGATGCAATATTAGAAGAATTAATCGAGGATGGAATTAGAAAATATTTTAAAAAATATGTAAATGCTAGTAATTCTTTTGGAGATAAATCAACAATTGAAGATGATTTAAAACTTTATGCAAAAGCAAATATTTCACCTAGATTTATTATTGATGGAATATTTATATATGGAATTGAAGGCAAAGATTTAACTACTAATTTTTTACCGGTGTTAAGTACTAGCGAACTAACTAATAATAATTTTAAACAATTAACTAATTTTAACATTCAAGGTTATCAAAATGATGGCTTGAGTTTTAGACTAATATATAATAAAAGACTTGGATATTCTTATAATTTTAAAATCCATGTGAAAATACAAGCATAATAATGGCGATTGACATCAAAGAGTTATTTAAAAGTGATCTAGATCCTAACAGCAGTGTATGGTTATCTAAAGATAAAATAGATAAAGTTAACTATAATTTTTATCAATTATCTAACGGGGGTATGCCTGGACCTCAGGGACATATAGGTCCAGATGGTAATTTTGGACCTAAAGGATTTAGAGGACCTCAGGGCGCTCAAGGGCCGCAAGGACCTCAAGGACTTCAGGGTGCGTACGCCATAAATGACTGGGTTTTTTATGCTGATACTATAAGTAGCACCCCTTATTTATTTACTAAAAAGAATATTAATTCTAATTTAGAATATTCTCCAGTTGTAATGCGAATTGGTATTGATGAAACCGATCCGAGATACAACACACCAAGTTCTTATTATGACTATGTTGTTTTAGGAAATGTTAAACCATCACCTAGTTCAAAAAGTCCAAAAATTAATCTAAGACTTCAGAGCGACGACAAAGTTTCTGATTATAAATTAGTAAAGATAGGTCCTGTATTAGAGCTGCATATTGGTAAATTTACTTCAGGAGAATCTGGGTTTGAAATAGTACATATTGCAAAAGACAGTATTATTCGGTCAATTACGCCGCAAAATAATGGCGAAACATTACCTCATGAAATCAATGATACTTTAATAAAAATAAATTCTAGGCCGAATATAATTAATTCGGGTGTTGCAACTGCGATACTGAGTAACTCAACCGGAAAATTTACAAAATCAAAGCATACTTTTAATTATAGTAAGGGAGCGCAGTCTGATTATGTTTTAGTTTCTGACGATGCCCAAGGGACTTCAAACTGGAGAGATAAAAAATCTGTTTTTGGTAGTTTTCCATTCGGTTCTATTATTTCTATTAGAGAATCTGATTTTAATTCTGACAATTTTTTTCTAAATGAAAGTATAAGCCAATCTGGAAGTCCTCTACCTACACTTAAAAATAGGTTCGGAAGAGGAAAATCAGGCACTGATTTTGCAGGATGGTATTTATGTAATGGAGAATCTTGGGAGATTTCACCGGGAGTTAATAGTATTTTAACACCAAATTTGAATTCTTTTGATTTTACAATTGCACCTAATGGAGGAGATCAAAACCAAATCAATGGCGGAGATAATGCAAAAATTTTAGTAAGTGGTTATAAAATAGGAATGACCGCTGCTTATAATAATGGCTTATATAACATATCAGTAGACACCGCTGGAAATCAGGACGATAGCATACTTCTTGGTAATTCTAGTAATAATTCGTATGTAGGTAGAATGATCCACGTTGTCTATTTAGAAAATGAAAATTTAACATGGTCGCAATCAAGTTCTACAGTAGTTCCCCCTACAACTAATCAGATTTCTTTAGGATATATTTTATTAAATGGAGCCTCGCCTAACGGAATATGTGATGTAACAACCGCAAATCAATATGCATGGAGCGGTACAAACGGGACATGGGCATCATTTAACCAGAGTGCTGGAGGAATATTTTTATATAACAATGGAACCACAAACTTTGCACCAACAGGACACTATATTGATGTTGCAACAAAAGTATGGAGATATTGGAATGCTTCAACACAGACATTTGGCGCTCCAAATACATGTGTTATATCAATTACATATACAAGAAATTTAGCGCTTTCTGAAGAAATTAGAGGACTAAACGGGCCTGCTAATGGCTTACAATTTCCTTTGCAGTTTACAATAGATTATCCATCATTTAGTGATGCAACTACATTAAGCATAGGCGGTTTTATTCCAGCTGCAAATTGGTATAGAGATATTGTAACTGGTGTTAGAAGATATTGGAATGGTTCTTCCTTTCAAGGATTTTCTTTTACTGAAGATTATATTTATTTAATTAAAGATTCGTTAGACAACACCACGTTTTTTAACAATACAACATCTCCTAGAGCAGCATGTAGTCTTTTAGTTATTAAAACACCTTCCCTTGCGTATGTCTCTTCTTCTACTTATATTGGCGGTTATACTTCAATATATGAATTTGAAGGAAAAGAAGTTTATGTTCCTATGAATTGGGTAACGGCAACAGAAAGCGTTACACCAGCATTAGTTAATGTAATTAGTCAAAACGCGCCTGGATATTCTTCTCCTTGGAAAAGAATATATAACAGCGACCTTCCGGGCGGATATAGCTCTCCAATTAATCAAACATCAGGAACTATAGGCATTGTTAGTCTATGTACTGGTTTTGATTCTGGAACAGGTACTGGAGACACTGGAACTGGATGTTTACTAGAAGGAACAAATATATTAATGAATGATGGAACTTTAAATAAAATAGAAAACCTAAAAATTGGCGATATTTTATCTAGTAAAATAATAGAAGGTATGCCAATTAAAGAGGATCAAACTATATTAGATTGGAGAGATTCCGAAGATATAAAATTACAAAATGATTCGGTAGAATTAAAAAATATTGTAATGTTCAACGTAGATCATGTTTTCTCATTTAATAACAAAACAATAATTTCATCAGAAGATCATTTACATGTTATTAAACAAGATGGTATTTGGAGAATTCTTAAAGGTAACGAAATTAAAATTGGAGATTATTTATTAGACCAAAATGGTAAAGAAATAGAAATAGAAATTATAGATATTTTTAGAGGAAACTTTAGAGTTTATAATTTAGATGTTGAAGATAACGATTTATTTATTGCAAATGGTATACTAACCCATAATAAAGTTGCGCCGATAGAAGGAATATCGCCAGAATAAATATAAACTGTAATAATATAAAGAGAATATATACCCTATATAAATATAGAATAAAAGATGATAATAAATCTAAAACAGGTTAATCTTACCGACAGCGACAACATAAAACTTGATAAAATTAATTATAATTTTGATCAACTTGTTGCCAATGGAGGAGGTCCGCAAGGACCTACTGGTTCTAAAGGAGACACTGGAGCGCAGGGTGTTACTGGTGTTCAAGGTTATCAAGGAGTTCAAGGAGTAATAGGAGTTCAAGGATTAGCAGGTGCTAATACAGATGCATATTGGAAAAACATACCAGGAGTACCTAGTGATTTATCAGCCGACACGATAATTCCTATACAAAACCCAGTAACTGTTCCGCCAAATCCACCAAGACCAAATATGTCTTTCCCGCCGGTTGTTAGTGTTGGGTTTGCAAGCGGTGATTCTGAATATAACGTTGCACAACCTGTTAATAATGCTCAGGTTCCATATCAATGGATTATTAATAGAAAAAGTCACTTTTCTTCTAACTTAAGATTTACAACAAGCGATGTTACTAATAACTGGGTTGATTTTGTAATAGAAAAAGAGTCAAATTCAAAAAACAGATTTATATCTAAATTTAAAGATCCAATTAATTCTTCATTTATATGGTACGCACAAAATCATATATTTAAAAGTAATCTAAGCGGTAATGCTCTTTTAGAGATTACTGACTCGGTTATTAAATATAATGTTGACACTGAATTTAATAGACCAGTTACTGTTAAAGAACAATTAATAATTGAAGATCCTACCGCAGGTACTGATAAAATTGCAGTAGCATCTAATAATACCGGTAAAATAATTTTTAAAAGTATAAAAGAACTTGGAGGAATTGTGCCATACGGGACAATTATTTCAATTCTTCCATCTGTTTTTAATGATGATACTAAATTTATTAAAACACAAACCGAAACACTCGCAAATCCAGACGATTTAATAAAATTTAAAGTAGGTAGCGGCGTTGGCGATTATGACGGATGGTATGTCTGCAACGGTAAAACTTGGAAAGGTACAAGGGACCATATAGTTCCAGACCTTAATTCATTTTCATATACAATTGCTGATAATACTGCTTCAACTAATCCAAATAGTCAAGGTTCTAGAACAGTTACAAATAATGGAGTTCATATTGTAGGAGGTGCAGACATTTTAATGACTGCCTCGATTAATTCTCCTGGTGTTTATGGAATATCTTCAACAATAGATACACCAATAGTAGACATTCAAACTACTTCGGGTGGTAGTACATATAAAATTAAAAGATTACCTCAAGTAATTTATTTAGGAGAGAGTAATTGTTATTGGCAAGATGGTGGAATTGGACAGGCTCCTAGTACTGATGTAACTTTTAAAGTTCAAGATGGCGCTGGAATTGTTTCACCAAACCCATATACTTTAGGTGTTGGCACATTTTCACAAGGTGGTTCATATTCTCCTTCATTCCAAATTACAGCTCCTTCGGGATATTACTGGAGTGGTTTGCCTGTTATAGGAAATGGAGGAAATTCATATTTAGGAAATCCAAGTACTTCATTTAGTGGTTCTGGCCCAAGATATACTGTAATAAATGTTTCAGTACCTGTTACTGCCCAGCCAGTTAATGGAACTATTGCAACATTAAGTGCAAACTTTACCGGAATTTTAGTACCAATCCCGGTTTCAACTGTTACATACCCGACGATATCATCATATCCGACTGTAGATGATGTTATTAATGGAAGTATAGCACCTGGTGTATTAGACCTGGGAACTGATCCAGATTCAGATGGTACTCTGTTTACTAATCTTACAATTACAGCAGATACCGGAACAGTAAGATACCTAAAATATTTTATTGCTTCAGAAGGTGATTATTTATTTGAAGATGTTAGTCTTGCAATGATTGCGCTGAGAAATATTACAGTGGGAGCAAATATTACAGAGCACTCTGTGACCGTAAGCCCAGTTATTGGAGGCAATAGATTAGATTATATTGTTAAGGATAATAGCTTCGGTTCGGTTAATCCAGGAGGAAGCTCTACTGTTAATTTTGAAATTAAAGCAGCTGCTTTACAATATATTCCACCAGCCGGAACCTTCTTAAGGTCTGAATGTAACGGGTGCGAATTGATATGGTTTGAAGCAGATGGTGCTGGAGGAGAAACATCTAGCGTTGTAGATTATAATTCCCCATCATGTGGTCAATATTGTGGCGCTAATTATTGTATGGATGAATATGGAAACTGTGGACTTTATCCAGATCCATGTAGTTCATATTCAGGTTATTATGGCGCGCCGTATGCTAATTGCTAGTAATCTATGATAAATTCAAAATTTTAAAATAAAATGATAACATTAAATAACATAAAAAAAATATTAAAAACTGTAGATAACCCTGTAAAAAAATCAAGGGTTTACGGAAGTAATAATATAAATACTTATATTTTATTAGAAGATTTAAAGATAGAACTTTCTAATTTACAAACTATATTGATTCCTAAAGGATATATCTGGGATTTGGCAAGTGTTCCTCGTTTTTTATGGGCTCTTGTTCCACCAGATAGCGATGCAGAAATTTCATTTGTAATTCACGACTATTTATATCAGCATCACGTTGAACTTGATATTACCTTTGAATTTGCAAATACCGAAATGTTAATTTGGAGCAAGGTAACTAACGGAACCTCTTCAAAACTTTCAATTAGAAATTTAGATAACTATGCAAGATATTATGCTGTTAAATTTTTCGGAAGAGGAGTTTTTAATAAAAATAAAATAAAATGATAGATTTTAAAAAATATATTCCTTCAAAAAATGCCCTGATTTTTATCGGGGTAGCTTTGTTTTTACTTCTTTTCTTACACCAATGTAATTCAAATTCTTCGTTAAAAAGAGAATTAGAACAAACACAAATGGTCTCTGAAAGGGCATTAAATAATTATAAAGCAGGTTTAGATACTATTAAAATTGAAAGAAATAAAAATGGCGATTTGGTTGCTCAAAAGCTTTCTTATGAGTATGACATTAATTCATTAACTGATGCTAATAAAAAAGCAATTGCAGATTATCAAAGAGCCCTTAATTTAACAAAAGATATAAGAGGTATTAATTCTCTACTAAGAACTGAAATTAGGGTCAAAGATTCAATAATCAATTCAAAAGGAAGCGTAGTTATGCTAACAGATTCAACATCAAATATTAAATTTAATGATGAAAAAAATTGGGATAAATATAACTGGAGAAGATTCAATGGAACATTAAATGTTTTAAGAGATAGAGAGACAAATAGCCTTTCAGTTACTTCAAGTAGATTTGATTTTGAACAAGGTATTGAATTAAAAGCTGCAGTTTTAAATGAAAACGGCGTTAATTCTTTAAAGATTACAACTCTTTACCCTGGAATTAAATTTACAAATATTGAAAATATTAATTTAGTTAACGATAAATTAAATCAAAAGAAAGAAAAGAAATCAGGTTGGTCAATTGGAATTGGCGGAGGATTCGGTATGAATTTAACACCAAATCAAGTTATAACAGTAGGACCTCAAATTGGGATTGGAATAATGTGGTCTCCAAAATGGCTTAGATTTTAAAAAATTATAAAAAATGGCAAAATCATCAAGATTCCTGAAGATAGACGAGGATGTTTTAATGGAATTCATCTATCACGATCAGTCAAACACCGATTTGGCAAAGATCGAAAATGATAATAACGGAAGTCAACTAAAATACTTAAATGTAGTTGATGGAGATGATAGTGCTTCAAGATTTTTAATTCATGAATTAGGGGCAGATGTTGTTGAATTTAATGTTACATTGTCAAATGGACATGTTGTTGTTAATAACTTTGCGAGCAGACAATTATTACTAAAAAATGGTAAAACTTACAAGTTTGATTTAAGCGATTCTAGTATTAATAATATTAATGGATTTAATATACCAAATGGTAACGGATATTTATCAGGTTCTATATATGTTTATGTTCCTACTACAAATGGAGCGTATTCTTATACTTATACTAATTTAGCTGGTAAAAACTTTATTGGTGGAGAAATCCAAGTATCTGATAGAGCTAGCTCATTATTTTCAGTTCCTTTTTCTCAAACAGGTAATGATATTAAAACAGCGCCTGGTGAAGTTGGTAGATATTACGCAGTTTCAACAGAGGTTGAAAACTTAATGGCGCTTCTTAATAATTCTTTAAATTATTTAGATTTTGAAGAATGGAAAGGAACCAATTCATCAAATCTTACAGTTATACCATCTCAAGATGTTCAAGCGGTATGGTATGACACTATAAAATTACACTTAAGAACCGGATATTCTTTTAGTGGTAGAGGTTACGACGGATTTTTATTCCGAACTAAAGTTAAGAAAAATTCTGGAGTTTATAGTTATTTTAACTCTACAGTATACTTAAATAGTTCTAGTTTTGAGATTCAAAATCCAAATCCATTTATTTTAGGTGAAACTTCATATTCAAAATATATTGAAATTAAAGTACCTTCACTAGTACACATGTATGACCCGACAAAAAATCTTGAGTTTAAAGAAACTTTTTTCGGTTTAGACGGAACTTTAGATTCAATACCTCAATCTGCTAATTATGAATTTGATTTTAAATTAATAAGTAGTGTAATTGAAGTTAACGGATATGAGTATATCAATTTAGTAGAGAGCAAAGCAATAGTTTTACCTCAAGAAGATGAATATGTTGATTTAGCTATTAATGTTGAGCATGCTGAAGATGGAGATTATTTTAAAATATATGGAACAAAAGACGGTTCAACTGCTGGTTTTGAAAATTATATTAATGGAAGATTGCAAACAACGGGAGATGATTTAATCGTGTTCTATGAGGTTCAAGTAAGCGAACAGTTAGGTCTTAATTATATTAATACCTTTACAAATACCTTTACACAAACTGTTGAATTTGATAAGCCAATTGTATTCAGACCAGTAATTATGAACTCTTCAATTTCAAGTAACTTTTTAATTAGTGTTAACATGCGTATTTATAATGAAACAGATAATACTCAAATTTTAAAGTCTGCATCTTTAATATATGGACAGCCTAAAAAGTATGGTAAAAAATTATTGAAGTTAAACTTAAATTCAAGTTTTGCTCCAACTGTTGTTTATAATACTCTACCAAATACTAGCGTTAATAGAGAACTTAATGGATTTGTAAACTCAATTAGACCGACCGTTGGAGAAACTAAATATGTTCCTGTAGCACTTGATACTTATGGTATTTTAGCCGGAAGTACTGGAGTTTCTGTTGATGGAGCAAATGCAAATGCAACAAACGGATTTGTATATGAAAAAGAAGGAGTTGGAACAATTAATCTTTCAAAAGTTTCTGATAACTTTGTTAAATTTAAAGTTGTACAGCCTGACGGAGATAATTTAAAATCAATTAGCTTAGTAAACGCTGAAGATATGATTTTAATAATTAAAAGTGGAGCTATTGAACAAAGAATTTCACATGACCCTGGATTTCCAGGAGTTGATATGGGAGCTGGAGAAGTTTTCTTTAAAATACCAAAATCAGTTGCCGTTAGATTTGATCAGTCAGATGCTAATCAATTTGCGGACAAATTTTATATTAATATTAAAAATGGAAGTACAGAATCGCTATTGTACTTTGGAAATGTTAACATCATATAATGATTTTAAATAGTAGAAATAATTTATTCAATTTTAAATTCCCTAGGACTTTTATTCCTAAGGAAGTTGCTGACAAATATCGACAGTATTTGAATAGAATGCCAGGTAATTTAATTACCGAACCAATAGATTTTGTTAACTATTCTATTCAAGGCGTTAATCTTCCAGGAGTTTCATTTGATCCGATTCAAGTATCACCAAATGACGGTACAATAACATATCATAGAGGAGCGATTCCAATACAAAATACAATTGATCGACAGTTTAAAGTTACAATGCAACTATTAGACGGTTACATTAATTATTGGATTCTACAAGATACTCTTCTTTATTATTATTCAAAAGCAGTAAGAGAGCCTTTTATTAACGATATTAAATTACAAATTATGGACGCTGAGGGAATTCATATCATTAGCGCTGTATTTGAAAAACCAATTATGAATTCGATTTCAGAACTTGATTTAAACATGAGTTCTAACGTTGCTGAATTTACAACATTTGATGTTAACTTCTATTATAACAAATTTAATATAGCATTAGAAATAGATTAAGATATATAAGTATATGAAAACATTTTTAGATTATATGGCTGAAGAGAATATTACTCCAGTCGAACTACAGATATTAAACGAATCCCTTCAAACAGAATGGACTGAAGAACTTGAAGCTAAAGTTGATGCGGCTTTAGAGGAATTTTCAAAGACCTACAAAAACGAAGATGGAACTTACAATGTTCAGAGATTCAACGAAGAGATTACTAATGAAGGAATTTTAGGTAGTATCTTTGGAGGTCTTGCTGGTTTTGCTCTTGGTAAAACTATCGGTAAAACTGTTGCAAATATCCTAGGAATTCAAGGTGGCGTAATGTACGACATGTTAACTTCAAGATTAGTAGGCGCCGCTCTTGGTGCTTCTCTTGGTAAAAAGATCTAAATGAATTTCGTAACAATTGACTTTTCATTAAATTCTCCAGGTATTTGTATTTTTTCAGATAACAAGTACAATTTTATTGGGTATTTAAAACCAGGTACTGGAACTAAAGCAGAACAAAAGATTCAAGAGGAATTAAATCTACTTGAAGATACACAGATCTCTCATCAACCTGACTGGACGAATAACGAAGCTTACTCAAAGAGCGAAATGATTAAAATCCAAAGGCACACTCAAACCGCAAACGATATTATTAATATGATTATTGAAATTGCAGGCAATGAAACTCCTTTTGTGATTGCTTTTGAAGGTTCTTCTTATGGTTCTTCTGCGGGAACTAACAATATTATTGACATGGCTGCCGGAGCCGCAATCTTAAAGATGGAAATGATGTCGAGGCTTGAAGTCTTAGATATGATGACAATTGCTCCTTCGACAATTAAGAAACATGCTGGAAAAGGTAACATGAAAAAAGACGAACTTTGGGTTAAATTCCTGGAAAATGTTCTTGATGATTCGTCATTGGAAAACTCGTCACTGCTTGCATTCTGTCAATCTCAAATCGGGTTCGTTAAAAAAGTTCCAAAACCAATGGACGATTTAGTGGACGCTTACTTTTTAAATCATTTAGCCAGAAGTTTATTTTACCCAGAGGCTTAAAGACTTTAGTTATATTCACTATGTGAGTTTTTGTTTCAAAAGTACTTAAAAATATTTTATAAATAAAAAAGAGAGTCTCTAGGTGTCACGATTCCCGAATAAAAAAGATATATATTATTATAGAAAGTGAAACAAAATATTCATTCTCTATATAACTATCATAAGTTAATTAAAGGGCCCTTAAAAACTTAGAACAATTAAAGTATTAACAAAAATTAAAGCAATTAAAGACATGGCAGAATTTGACATTTTTAATCTAGGAGTTTCCGATGTTGAAACTCACGAAACACAAGCTTCATCTGGAAGCGATCTTTACAAACCTACAGCAGACGATGGTAAAGATGGAACATACAAAGCAATGATTCGTTTTGTTCCGAACCCTTCAAACCCAAGAAATTCATTAGTAAAAAAGTACGTACACTGGTTAACAAACGCTAGCGGTGACGGTAAAATGGTTGACTCTCCATCTACTGTTGGTGACAAATGCCCTATCGCAGACGTATTCTTTAAATTACGTAAAAGTGATTCAGCGGTTGACCGTAAAATGAGTGATAAACTTAAAAGACGTGAACAATATTTCGCTCTTGTTAAGATTATTAAAGACCCACAAAATCCAGAATTGGAAGGGCAGTACAAAATCTTTAAATTTGGTTACAAAATCAAAGAGAAAATTGACGAAGAATTAAAACCAGCATTTGGTGAGCCAACTCAAGTATTTGACTTATTTGCAGGTAAAAACTTTGAGTTAATTATTACTCGCCAAGGAGATTTTAACAACTACGATAAATCTAAATTCTCTTCTAAAACGAGTCCAATCGATATGAATGGTACTCCAGCAGAAAGAAATGCAGAAACAATGGGAACAATTAAAGCTGAATTAGAAGCAGCTCCAAGTTTAGAACCATACGAATACAAGGCATGGGATAGCGAAACATTAGATTTCGTTAATAGTATCTTAAGAAACTATTTAAACCCAGGAGATTCTTTAGATAGTGTTGTTAACAAACCAGCTGCTAAAAAAGCTCCAGCTAAAACTGAAAAAGTAGCTGAATCGGCTAATGGATCTTCAGATTTTGAATTTCCTGAATCAATGACGTCAAGCCCTGATTCTACAAACGTAGATTCATCTGATGACTTAGATTCTTTCTTAAATGATTTAGATATTTAATATAATTAGGTAAGATTAGAGGGTCAAGTGTAAACTTGGCCCTTTTTTCATATATAATAAGTATGCAAAATCAAAAAATAACAGAGGAACTTAAAGCAAAAATCAGGAGCTTGGTAAAACAAGCAATTGTAAAGGCTCATCATGAACCGAGCAAGCATATGATTAAAGAGATGCCAGGTAGGATTACAATGGCATGTCCTTATTGCGGTGACTCGAGCACTGACCATAAAAAGAAACGTGGTAATTTGTATTGGGACACCCTGCAATATCATTGCTTCAACTGTTCTACCCACTCAAATGCATATCAATTATTAAAAGACCATCACATCAAGTTTCAAAGCACTGATGATTCCATCCAAGTTATTGATTACATTCAAGAACATAAAATGGAAACTAATGATATCGAAGTTCTTGAGCATGATGTATTTAAGCTAACGCATGATTTATCTCCAACAAGAGCCCAAGTCAGAGAATGGTTTGGATTTAAAGAAATCGAAGCAGGAGATCCAGCATTCTTTTACCTAAGAAAACGTTTATTGTCTAATAAATTAGACAGATTTATGTATTCTCCAAAAGATAAAAGAATTGTTGTATTAAATCTAGCACCTCAAGACAAAGTGATCGGATTTCAAACTAGATCCCTTGAGAAGAAGGCTAATTCTCGTTATTTGACATACGATCTTGAAAAGATATATGAAGAGGCAAAGCTGGAGTTGACCTTGAGTGAAGAAGAATTAGTAAGCGTTAAAAAACTTTCAACATTATTTGGAGTTATGCTTGTTGATTTTCAGCGAGAAGTTACAATGTTTGAAGGACCTATCGATGCTATGTTTATCTCAAATTCAATAGGACTTGCAACTGCAGGTCGATCAACAACAGAATTTGATGAGATACCTACTATTAAATACATGTTTGATAATGATACAACTGGTAAACAAAAGATGATGGAAAAACTTAAACGCGGCAAAAAGATTTTTACATGGGAAAAGTTCTTTAAAGATACTAAAATTGACTTAGATTGGGAAAAGTTCCTATCAAAAGTTGATAAAAATGAAAGAGATAAATATCCTAAACAAATAGGCGATTTAAACGATTTGGTTATTGCGGCATGGTTTACAAAAAATGTTTGCCTTTCTAAAATAAATGATTATTTTTCGGATTCAAAACTTGATGCGTATCACCTATGATAAAAAAAGATTTTTTAAAAATGATCGACGAACAATTCGAAGATTTTGAAAACGAAAGAAACAAGAGAAAAAACCTGAAGTTGATTATCGACTTTTCATCGACAAGTATTTCTCATGAAGGCAAAGAATTTACAATGACAAAACCGAAACTTAAAGCAAAGTTTAAAAGTTCAGTGTACATTAAGGAAACAAACAAAGGCAATTCACTTTTTTAAATAACATTACATGATAGAATCCAAAGATAAAATTCAGCAGCTCGATGATTATTTAATCAAACAGAGAGAGGATTGGACATCTAAAATAAAAGGATTAACCGAGGAATTAAAACTTGGTAATAATCTAGAAGGCGTAAGTGCTTACACACTTAGTTATCGTCAAATATTGGTTGAACACTTAGCAACCATGGGAAATCGTATTAAATCCCAAAAAGCAACTGTAGATAAAAGATATAAAGATAAATGGGTTGAGTATTATAGCTATGACTATAAACTTACCGATAAAATGCGAGAAAGGTTTGTTGAAGCAGACATCTCAGATGATACAACTATCCTTGAGTTATTAGTAACTCAAAAAAGTTTTTTTGAGGGATCAATTAAGACACTTGATAATATGGGCTTTGCAATAAAGAATCGTCTAGATATTTCAAGGTTGTAAAAAAGATCGAATGAAGTTTGATTTTAACATTAACAGAAGACAATCAATATTTAAGAATTGACGAAGCTACTGAAATTGAGTTAGAGCAGATTAGAATCTCTCTGACTAAAAGAATAGAAAGTTGGAGGTTTCACCCTCTTGTAAAACGCGGAGTTTGGGATGGATATGTATCATATATTAAAGATGATAAATGGATTCCTGCCGGACTTTGGCGTCATATCATGTCAATATGTAAAGAATACAGATTTGAACTTAAAATCGAAGGTATTAAAAGACTTATTGACTCAAATATTAATGCGGAACAGTTTGAAGAATGGGCATTAGACTTCTTTAAAGGTTCGCAGTTCACTCCTCGAGACTATCAAATCGAGACTGCATATAACATTTTAAAATTTAGAAAGTGTCTTGCAGAGCTAGCAACATCTGCAGGTAAGACACTGATTAGTTTTATGACAGTTGCATATATGCTTGAAAAACAACATGCTACCAGAATACTTTTTATTGTACCAAACGTTTCATTAGTAGTACAAGCACATGAAGATTTTCACGAATATAACTACAGAAACCGAATTGATTTAAGGATCCAACAGATATTTGCAGGACAAGAGGTCAAAAATAATAAGAACATAATTATTGGAACATATCAGTCCCTAATTAAAAAAGATGCTGCATACTTTGCAGAATTCGACGCGGTTATTGTTGATGAAACTCATAAAGCAAAAGGAGCATCAATCAAAGAAATTCTTAGTAAATGTGTAAACGCCAAATATAGATTTGGACTTTCAGGTACCATACCAAAGGATGGAACACTTGACAAATTAACCTTAATGAGTCAGACAGGACCTGTTATTAGTGAAGTTAAGGCAAGTTTTTTACAAGAACAAGGACATATTGCGCAATGCGTCGTTAAAGTTATTGAAATGAATTATGCAACTCCAAAACAGAGAACTGCATTTATGGAACTTGCACAGAATAAATATGACAGTAAGGACGTATTCTCGTTAGAACAGAATTTTGTAATTACAAGCGATGCACGGCTTAATTTTATCTCAAATGTAATTTCAAGAGTACCCAGAAACTCATTAGTGCTTTTCCATCGTATTGAGCATGGTCAAAGGCTATACGAAAAACTTCGACAAGAAAGTAGCAAGAGAGTATTTTATGTTGATGGTGGAACCGCTTCAGATATTAGAGAAGAGTA